ATCCTAAATCAAATCTTATCGAGCCTTTTATTTCATTTTCTTTATCAGCATTATATCCATTTAATTCATATAAAAGTTTTGTAGATATTGTACCACCTTTAGTTTCTATACCTGCACTATCAACAAATATTTCTTCTGATATACTAGCAACCTCTGGTTTAGATTTAATAATTAAATCTAAATCTCTTCCCTTGTTAGCTAAAATTTCTTTATCAACTTCGTATTCTGATTTACCCTCTGTATCTAATTTTTTAATTTCTACTGATTCACCTAAAATTATTTTTTTAGCTTTTTCAGGTTTAACATTTAATTCTAATAATTTATTAAAATCTTTTGTTTGTTCTTCGTTAAAATCTTCAACTTTTTTAATTTCAACTTTATCTGGTTCTGCTGCTGCAGCTGATGTAAATATAGCTTCAGATACTTTATTAAGTATATTTTTTTTTGGTTTAATTTCTTCTTGTTTTATTTTAACTTCTTGATTATTATTTTCTAATTCTATTTCGTTATTAGGTTCTTCTACTTTTATAGTTTCTGATTCAGATAAAATATTATCTGGAAGTTTAATATTTTCTTTAATAATTTTTTCGTTTTCAACCATAACATTTTATTGCGGTTTGTATTTTTCCGTAATATCATCAATTTCTTTTTCTTCTTCTTTTTTAGCTGTAATAAAAACTGTAAATGGATCAACGCCTGATTTAGTTATGTCAGCTTGTAAACTTTGATAATAATAAGCTGTAATTAAACCAGCATCAGTTAGATTTTCTGCGCTACCTTTTCCAAATAATGCTTCTATTGATTCGTTAGTTACTGTACCTTCTTTTCTTATTTTATCAGCAATCATTTTTTCTGAACCCTTAATAGATTTTTGTTCAAAATCTAAATCATTATTTTTAAAATATAAAGTTGCAAGGTCTCTACTACCCATATAAATTTCTTTTGTTGCCATTTCAGCTGCTATTAATTTTATAAGAGCTTCTGGTTTAGAACCTATATCACCTTTTGTTTTCAATAAAGTATCTATATCTTTATTAGATACAGGGTATAATTCTTTAACTTGTTTAACAACTTGTTGATAAGTTGCTGCTTGAAATAAATCATTAAATATAACTTGATCTTCAAGTTTCATTTTAGTTCCATAATCTTGACTTGAAAATTTTTCAGATAAAGAATTATAAAGTTGTTCTCCACCTGGAACTTCTGATAAAAAAGCTTTTATATCAGAAAACGATTTATTAAGAATACCGGTAGGAAGTTCATTTCCATCCATAGCAATTTTTTTAACTAAATTGTATCTAGTTGATACAGGTACAAATTCTTTTAATTTATCTTTATCAGATGTTCTATACTCTTTAAAAGTATCAGTAAGTAGTGTTTCGTTTGGACTAGGATATCTTCTAGGTTCTTTTTTCTGAGCTTTTAGTTTAGCAATATCTTCAGCAGTAAATTGTTGTTCAGATTTAAGTAATCCACTAGCAATAGAACCTAATGGAGATTTAGCTTGACCAATAGGTTTTATACCAGATGATTCATTAATAATTTGTAATCCTCTTATAAAATTTTTTCTTTTATCTGGATCTTTAGCAATAGCGTCTATTTTTTTAGGAACATTTTTAGCTATATTTATAAAAGAATCACCTACACTTGTAGCAAAAGCACTTAATGAAGATGTATCAATATTTATGTTTTCTGTAATACTAGGAGATGTATCTTTATTTGGTGAAACTTGTTTTTGTAAAATAGTTTCTAAAGCTCCGGATAAATCAATTTTTAATTTTTCATTTTCTTTTTTAAGATTAACAGCTTCACCTGCTAGTCTTTCATTTCTATTTACATTTTGTTGATAACTGTCTCCTTCAAGAACTTCAAAAGCTCCACCTAAAGTATTTTTTTCATCTTCAGAACGATATAAAGTATCACTGTTGTCGCCAACCATAAAGTTTTCTTCTGAAAATTGTTCTTCGTTTGGTAAAGCCATTAAACCTCCTTAAATTCTACATCAAGTTTAGAGTAATCTACCATTAAGTATCCAAACTCATTTGCAACAGAAGCTTGAGGTACTTGATGAGCCATTACACCTTGATATGTTTTATCATCACCTAAATATTTAAAGTTATAAATTTTAATTCCTTTAGGCGATTTTCCTACTAATTTAAAATCTTTCTTTAATCTTATATCAGACATTTGATATGCTGCAAGTCCTGCACCTGCTACTTGACCAAAGATACTTGGTCCAGCTACTGGTGTACCTACTGATCCTGATCTTTCTTCTCCATAACTTCTTATAGGAGCACCTGATAAAGCTCCAACCATTTGTCTTATTTGTCCAGCAGGATATTCTCTTTCTTCTATAAAATCTCTGTAACCTTCTGCAAGACCAGCTTGTTCTATTCCACGAGCTGATTGACCAAAAGCTTGAAGTCCTTGTGAAGCAGATTGTAAAGCACCTAGCTGAGTAGTTGCAGCACCAAGTTGTTGACCTAATCCTCCCATTTGTGTAGCTCTATCTTGAGAAAATCTATTTGCACCTGATTCAAAACCTGCTTGTCTTAATCTAGCTGATGTATCAGCTACTGAATCTAAATATCTTTCTTGTCCTAAAACATTTTCTATACCTTGTCTTTCTCCACCAAAAGCGCCAGCACCTATTGCTTGAGCACTCATTGCTTTTCTAGATTGTCCATAAGCATCACCTAAATCTGTTAATGCACCAGATATAACTTGATTTTCATAAGGGTTAGCATAAGCTTGAGCAGTAGCAGTATCATAAGTTTGAGCACCTACATTAGCTATTTGTTGACCTATACCTGCAAGTTGACCTGATTGAGGAACAATTTGATTTTTATAAATATTTTCTGCTGCAATTTCTGATGGATCTAATTGAGCTATTCGTTGACCTTGATACGCAGTATAAGGTTGACTAAAAACATTTTCAGCTGTTCTTAAAGTTCGTTCTTGAATTTCTTTAAAGTATTCAGGTATATCATAGCTAGTCGATGACTGCTGTGGTGCCTGTACTACTGTTGTGCTTGGTTTGAAAATACTACCCATTGACTATATAAGTTCCTCCGATAACTTTAAATCCTAATTTATTAAAAGCTTTGTCTTTTCTTTCAACGTCTTTACCTTGAAAGATTTCGCATATCGCAGTTACTTTATTTGCTAGTGCGTATTCTTTGAAAACAATCATTATAGAACGAAATATCCTAAAATTTCTATGTCTAGGATTAACATGTAACCATAAAGTTCTCATAAACTTTTTGTCACTATACCATGTTTCATCAACTGTTGCAGCCAATGTTCCTACAATAATATTTTCATGTTCTACTACTATAACAAAACTATTCTTAATGTAAAACACTATATTTTCTAGAGCTTTAGTATTATTAGTGTTTCCAAAGTTAAATGGCGCTTCTGTAAGCCACGTTTTAAGTAATTCTCTTATTCGAACAGCATCAGATATTCTAGCTGGTCGTATTGTATATTTATCTTTTTCCATCTTGTTTTATATTTACTCTCAACGTGCCAAATCTCCAGTTATCTCCGACAGCTGTATTTTCTATTTTTATATTAGATTGTCTACCACGAATACGTGTATTAAGAAACCCTGTTGTGTTGCTGACTGTTAATGTTTCTCCTACAGTTGCTGTATCATTAGGATAGTCTTTAACACTTAAAGTTAATACAGCATTTCCAGTTTGATTTTGAAAATCTGGTATAACTTTATTAATAAAACTAAATGTTTCACCATCAGCTATATCACCATCACCTGATTGTATAAAAGCTGATAAAGCCGCACCATCAGCATCTACACCTGATTCTTGAGCATATATAATACTTCTTCCATCTGTTAATCCATTTATAGTTGAAATTGTACTAATATTAGAATTAGGAAAATACTCTGTAGCTAAAGGATTTAGTTCAACTCCATTATCTTGATATGTACTTCTATCCATTGTTCCATAATACCAAGAATTTTCTAAATAATTATAAATTACATAACGATCATTTTGAGAAGCTGAACTAGAACAGTAATACCATATCACTTCAGAAAAATTAGAATTTTGTGCAGCATAAACTTGAGGATATTGAACTTTATTAATATCATCAAATACATGATTAAGAATACTACAAGGTATTTCTTGAACAGCACCAGCATATCTAAAAAACTGTCCATCAGACATCCAATAAGCTACATCGTCTATTACTATTGCACTATTTAATCCAACAGCTCCACAATCATTACCTAATTGTCTAAAACCAAATATAAAAGGTGGACCAATAAAAGACATCGATTGCATTGTAGTATCTGTCCATACAAGTATAGTTCCTTTAGCAGGTCTTGCACATCTAATTTCACTACCACCAGCTATTCTTTGTGATCCAGCAGAATTAGTTACATTAGGTGTCCATTGATTATAATCTTCTTGATCAGACCATCTAATAAACATTTTATCTTGAGTAGCTGTATTTCCAATAGATGTTTCTGTTCCCATACATACAACATGTCTAGTTTCTGTAGATACTAAAGATAATGTAGAATTAGTAGGAGCATTAGCTACAATTGTAGCTCTATTATCTGTCATTCCATCAGAAGTATTCCATTCATAGGTTCCACCATCTTTTTGTGTAATTATTAAATCTTCTCCCCAATTATTAATTGACCACAATCTTGCATCAAGAATTATTTGAGATGAAGTTCTAGGAGTATTCCAAGTTCCAGCATTCCAAGCTCCAGATCCCCAACCAAAACCAAAAGTTTGTACACTAGGACCAACATTTAATTGATAAGAAACTGTACAATTAGCAGTAGGACCAACTGTAGAAGTTGCTGTTACACTACTTGAAATTACATAAGCATCAACATTAGTAACAGATAATATTTCATATTCAGCATCAAGTGTTCCAGCTGCAATTCCACCAACAGTGGTACTTGTACTACTAATAGTTACAAAATCTCCAACAGTAGCTCCATGAGAAGTATCAGAAATAGTTATATTAGCTGACGTATTAGTAGTAGTAAAAGCATTAACTAAATTAGCTGTAGCTCTTATAGGAGTTATATCTTGATTAGTTCCTGAAGCATAAACATAAACTTTTCTATCTGTTCCTAAAGCTTCGTAACGTGCACCATCTAAAGCAAACCATTGTTCTAAAGCTCTTCCAACACCAACATAATAAGCTTCACTAAATTTAGTCCACCCTCCTATTTT